CCGAACATGCGCCCGTAGGTCTTGAGCTGGATCGTCTCCTTCGCCTCGCCGATGGTGCCGAAGGTGTACTCCCCGTGCTCCAGGATCTCGAGCAGCGCCGGGGCGTCGCCGACCTGGAGCTGCCGCGACGGCTTGAAGTCCGACAGGGAGACGAGCTTGGAGATGGGCAGCCAGGTCTGCGGCGCCGCTTCGTACGCCGCCCGCAGAGTCTTGTTGGCGGCGTCCTCGAAGAGGCCCGGGAAGTCGGTCGTGGTGTGGAGGCCGGCCCGCGTCAGGAGGGTATCGACCAGCCGGGAGCGGTCGAGGTTGGTCGTGCGGATGCCCCGCGCGTGGAGGAAGGCGCGGCCCACGTCGAGCATGCTCATGCCGCGGTAGGGCTTGCTCTTCTCGTCGAGCTGAAACCGATCGGGGGAGATCCGGTTGAGGATGGCCCCCTCGATGCCGGCTCGGACGTGGATGAGCGGATCGCTGCCGACTTCGATGTCGCGACCGTCGCCGCAGCCGGTCCCGTTCCCGTCCTGCCCACGGGCCGGGCCCTCGTCGTCGCGGCCGCGCTTCCGCAGCTCCTCGAAGACCAGGCCCTGCGCCTTGGACAGGGACATCAGGCGGTCCTTGATCAGGCGGTCCTCGAAGGAGCGGGTCATGCGTCCGGCCAGGCACGCCAGCCGGATCCCCTCGACGCGCTCGTTCTCGGCAGCGGCGCCCTCGTCGCGCTCGTTCGGCTCGGCCGGGGGGGCGGTCCGCCGCACGGGCGGCGCCAGCAGATCGACTTCGGCGATCGTCTCCGAGCGCGTCTCTTCAGGGTCCATTCTCGTCTCCTCATTTCGCATGACGACTTCGCAACGGTTGGGCTCGACCTTCGGGCGCTCGCCACGCACCGAGGCGCCGGCGTCGGCGGGGATGGGCACCATGCTGATCTCGAAAGGCTCCCAGTCGGTGGCCAGGCGGATCGGGATGGCGTTCTCTTTTCCGGACACCGTCTCTTCGAACTTGTAGACCCGGTATCCCACGCTGACGCTTCGGACGATCCCATCCTTGACGTCCTGCCATTTGGGCTCGACGTCATCCCGCTTGGAGAATCGAACGGTCGCCCGTCCCTGCTTCTTGACCAGGACCACAGAGCCCGGGACGACAACGCCCAAGACGTCGCCCACCGAGTACCCGCTGTGACCGTCCAGCACCGGGCCTCCCTGCTTCAGGCGGCCGATCCGGACGTGGGCTGGGTCCAGGGACAGCGTCTCGATGTAGCGCTTCCCGGTCCACCAGTCCATGCGCTCGACCGGAGCCCCGGTGGTCCAGATAAGGTCCACCGTACGGGCCTCGTCGTTGACGCTCTTGGGCGCAATGTCGGCGCGGATGGAGAGGGGAAGCATCTCGATCGTGCCGGCGGGCGCCGGGCGGGTGGGCTTCACGCTTGAAACGTCGCATGCCTGCCGATCGGTCGGTAGTTGCTGAATCGTCAAGGGGGCGTCGTGACCCGGGAGCGGCCGCGTGGGAATCGCCGGAGAGCCGGCAGAGCGGAGCCACCCCAAGTCGCTGAGCCCTCGGAAGTATTCCTGGACCCTCTGCTTGGAAATGGCCAGCTTCCGGGCGATGTATGAGGCTGGCGCGGCCTCGCCCGTCGCGTCGTGATAGTGGTCCACGAGCGCCAGCACCTGGAGCTGCTTTGGCGTCAGGCTGCTTGCCATGTCCACCTTCCCGCTTGACAGACTGTGACCGTTGGCCTATCGTCTGTGTTGCGAGCCGTGGCGATTGAGCCGCGGCAAGATTCAAGGAGCCAGGCATGGCCAAGAAGCCAGAGAAGCCCACGTTCGTATCGACCGGCATCCAGTCGGTCGATCTCACCCTCCGCGGAAAGCCCGGATCGTTGCTCGTGGTCCACGCCTTTGCCGAGAAGGCGAAGCAGGAGATCCGGGACAAGCAACAGAAGAAGGCGAAGAAGGCCAAGGAGGAGCGCAACCCCGCGGCCGAGTTCCTTGCCGCGCGCTACGTTGACCAGGATGGCCGGGAGTGCGCACCGATCACCGCCCTCAAGAAGGCGATCATCACTGCCGCGACGGCCTTCGATGACCTGACCAAGGTCGCCCTCCGGCAGGCGCTGTTCGTTGACCCCGTCGCGTCCCCCGGCAGCCTTCTCGTGCCGATCGAGAAGCACGACGGCACGCCTGCGGTCGGTGTCATGCGCGAGGATGCCGTGACCATCGGCATGAACATCCGCGGGCTCGCTTACCGCCCGAGCTACGACGAGTGGCAGGTTCGGGTTCGGATCGAGTTCAACCCGCGGCTCGTGAGCAAGGAGCAGCTCCTCGCGCTGGTCGATCAGGCGGGGTGGGGCGTGGGCATCTGCGAGGGCAGGCCGGAGCGGAGCAGCGCCCTCGGATGGGGTCGGTTCGAGCGCGTGGAGGAACAGGCGAAGGCTGCGTAGGTACGGCAGGCTGGGCGAGGCACGGCCTGGCCTGGACGGGTGGTGCTGGGCGCGGAGTGGCAGGCATGGCAAGGCCGGGCTGAGCCTGGCTCGGCTAGGTAGGGTGGGGCGTGGCAGGCGCGGCAAGGTTCGGTCCGGCGAGACGCGATCGGGTGCGGCAGGGCGCGGTATGGCAGGCAGAGCGTGGCAAGGCCGGGCTAGGCGAGGTTCGGCAGGCGAGGCGTGGCAAGGCTTGGCGCGGCAGGGCGCGGTATGGCAGGCGTGGCCAGGCTCGGCTCGTATCGGCATGGCGTGGTTCGGCAGGCTAGGCACAGCAAGGCGAGGCGGGGCCCGGTGCGGTTGGGCCGGCATGGCAGGCCAGGACAGGCTCGGCGGGGATGAGCCAGGCGAGGCGGGGCATGGCGAGGCAGGCATGGCGAGGCAGGGCCAAGCGAGGACTGGCAAGGCGCGGTCAGGCCGGGTAAGGCGGGTATGGACCGATTCGAACTGAAAGCGCACCGGAAACGACTCGGCCTCTCGCTCGCTCAGGCGTCGGGCCAAGTCCACGTCACCCCACGAACCTGGGCCCGTTGGGAGGCTGGCGACCGTCACATCCCCGAGGCAATCGTTCACCTGTTCTGCACCCTCAACGGGATCAAGTACGAGGCTCCCCCTCGATAGCGCCGATCGCGGCCCGGACTCCGCGCGCGAAACAATCCGCGCAGTGCGGTCGTGGGTCCAGGGACTGAGTCGGCGTCACGCGCAAGTCCTCCAGCCGCTTCGGCATGGCCAGGAGAGCGTCCATTGCCACCGACTCCTGGTCCTCGGTCGCCCGGCGGGTCTGCACGTGCATCCCGCGTTCCGGGGTCTCCAACTCGTGAGGCTTGACTGCCATCGCGCTACTCCTCCTCAATGTCGGTTTCGTCCTCGGGTGCCGGCTCTCCCGGGGTCGTCGTCGGTTTCGGCGCGGGTGGTGGCGCATCTCCAGGCTTCGCCGGTGGCGTTCCGCCCGGATCGTCCGGCCCGACCTGTCCGGTGGTGACGTACTGGCGCGGGCCGCCCGCCTGCGTCGTGTTCCTCGCATCGCTGTCCAAGATGATCCCCAGCTTGTCCAGGAGCTTGTTGTCCTCGGCCATCTCGACCAGCGCCTCCTTCGGGTCGTAGCCGCGTTCCCGCAGCGCATCGGACAGCGTCTGAATGCCGGCCCGCACGTTCCGGGTGATGGCCAGGCCCTCGGCGCCAGGGTCGATCATCGGCGGCGGCGGTGGCGTCCACGCGGCGCGCGGCGCTTCGCCTGGAAGCCCCATGATCTGCGCGGCCTCCATCGCCCACCGCCACGCGGGATCGCAGAACTGAGGGATCAGCGTCCGCCATTGCCAGTCGTACACCCGCGCCCAGTGGCGGATACGGCTCATCCGGGCGGCCGAGAATGGCATCCCGGTGTAATCGCCAGTCAAGTCCTCGTAGCTGACGCCCAGTCCGGTGGCGATCGCGCGCAGTGATGTCTTCGTGTACTCCGGGTAATCAGCCACGCTCGGGGGCTGGACCACGCTGACCGTCCTGCCGGCCGCCACGTTCAGCACGCCCCCTGGCTCGAGGCTGTCTATCGCAGGCGTCTGCGTGCTGTCCACCACACCCAGCCCTGCACCCGACCCGTCCACGTCGCTCGTGATCACGGCAAGGCAAGCCGCGATCTTCTGCTTCATCAGTGTCGCGTCCTCGTACTCATCGAAGTCCTTGAAGCGGAGCAATACCGGCGCGAACCACGAGGGCCCGCGGACCTGGCCGGGCCGGCTCTGCTTGTAGACGTGGAGGATCTCCGAGGCCGGGATGCGCCTCGAGTTCCCAGCCAGAGAACCGCCGGCGCCGCTCCCTCCACCCATCTGCGACCCGGGGTGCTCTGGAAACAGCCAGTAGGCGGCGCGCCGGCCGAGGATGTCGAACTCCACCCCGTGGATGATCCTGCCCACGATGGTCCCGTTGATGTTCCTGACGTTCTCGCCGGTCTTCAGGGTGTCGAGGTAGTCGGCCTCCAGCACCTGGAGCTGGAGCGGGATCGGCAGATCATCATCCGGTCGGCGAAGTCGGCGTCGGACGAACACCTCTCCGGCCTCGGCGACCGATCGGATGACCAATTTCTCCATGCCGTAGAAGTCGTTGCGTCCGTCAGCATCGCAGGCCGTCGTCCCGGCCCACTCCTCCCAGAGCTCGGCGGCCCTGACGTTGGGCTTCTTCGGCTTCGCGACGATGCCCCAACCGACCGTATGGTCTGCGATCGTGGTCAGCGCGCTTTCGGCGTGCCCGTTATTCTTGACCAGGTCACGCGCAACCTCGCGAAGCCTTGCGAGGCTGGGTCCCATGGATGCGTTGGCGTCGCTGATGCTGGTTCGCCAACCACTTGTCCTGCGCCCTATGGAGGCGCCCTCGTAGTGGCGGCCCAGAAGATCGAGCGCGACCCGCGCGCGCAGGCGGCGCAGCCCGGCCTGGGGCGCCAGGAACCCTACCGCCCTGTCCAGCCAGGACGCCTGCACCGCGCTGCTCATGTCACACGCCCTTCGAAGTCGCCGCCAGCCGGTACGAGGTAGAGGTCCCCGCGACTACGTTGACCTCGGCCTGCATCACGCCCAAGAGGGCCAGCATGTCCTTGAGCGACCGGAACTCGAAGCTCTGGTCAGCGAACGTCATGGATTGCACCACGGAGCCGCCCGCGATCGCCGCCTTCAGCTTGTCGATGTCCGCCTGCGTCCAAGCCACGTCTCCTCCTGTGAGCTACGTGCCCGAGTTGGGGTTGGGGGTCTGCACCGTCGCTGGAGCGGCCTCCTCCACGGGCGGTGCCGGCGCCTTCTTTTCCTGCGGAATCAGACGCTTCTTCTCGGCCTTACTCCCCGCCTTCCGGCCCGTCTTCGGTGCGTGCTTCTTAACCGTCTTCATGAACGTCCTCCTTACCTGAGCCAACCCTGCCGCCGCGGGATCCACCGTCCGCCATCCCTTCGCGCGTTTACCTCGGCCTTCCGCTCGTCGTCGGAGTAGAAGGGATCGCGGGGCCTGGCGGCTGCCGGCGGGATCGCCTTCGCTACGGTCGCGACGGCCGTGGTGGCCTTTCCCACGAGCTTCGAAACCCACTCCTCGAACTTCATCGCGGCACCTCTCTTCGACGGAGCCAGGTAGCGGGCCGCCGCGGGGGCGCGTCGACAGGGATGCGGACCTCGGGATACATCTTTCGGAAGCGCGCCACTCCCTCTTCTTTGCCGTGGCGAACCGTTAGCAGCGAGAGCCAGCTATTCCGCTGGACGTGGTGAAAGAGCGCGAGGTTGATCACGAAGGTATCGAGCCCTTCGTTTCTGGCGTCCGCGGTCTTCTTCTTCCACTCGACTCCCACCGCGACGCCGTCCGCGTCGAATCGCATCCGTTGCTCTTCGCTCGTCAACTGCTTCACGAAGTCCTCGCCCACGCGCTTCGGGATGTGGACGTAGCCTCGTCCGGGCTCCGTCGTCTGGAGCATGGCCATGACCTCGCCCTTGGCCCCGTCCGTGTTGATTGGGAGAGGGCGCAGCCCGCGGCGGCTGCCAGCATCGCGCTCGTCCTTGACTCCAAGGACGACGGGTTCGCCCTCGCGGCCGCCGATTCCCTTCGTTGCGAATGCCCATTTCCACCCGCGCTTCGGAGCGGAGGTCACCGCTCGGTAGACGCAATCGGTGGCGAACCCTGAGTCAACGCCGACCAGGTGGATTGGCACTGGTCCGCTCGCGTGTTCGAATTGCACTTCGGCAAGCGCGGCCACGAACTGTTGCAGCGTCGCCGGGT